CGTGAACAACGTCAGCAAGGGCACTAATCGCAGGCGTAATCAGTTCAAGCTCTCTCACACGAGCTTCTAACTCTGAGATGCGCTTGTCTTTTTCCGCCGACGCCTCACGGAACTGCTGCTCCAAAGCCTGGCGAGCTTCTCCGTATTTGCCTTGTTGTTCCAGATCCGCTTGAACCGCCTTTTGCTTGAAGTCCAATAGCTCTTGAACATCAACGCCCTCCGGGATAGCTTTGGCTTGAGCTTTTGCTTTCTTGTACTCATCAATCAATTCAGCGTTTTTACGCCTCATTGCTTCGAGTTCGGCTTCTAGTTTGCTGGTGTCAACAGATTGCTCCACAGGAGCATTTTGTTCTTCGGACATGAATTAGCCACAGGCTAAATTGCTTTATTAGCTTACTTTGTTTTCTTGCCTCCTTTCTTTTTCTTCTTAGGCGCTGCCATCTGTGGCTTTTTGGGTCCGTAGTTCTTGCCGGGCATGTCGCAAAGCTAAGCTTCCCCAATCTTAGAGCTTTCAAGGCTTATGTCCTCTTTCCTTGTTGACAACGCCGAAGGGATGACCGTTAGGCAGCTAAGGAAAGCACTTTCAAGGATTCCTGAAGTTGACAACGACGGCAACGAGGCCAAGGTTTTTGCAGCGTGCGGCAACCTTCAGACATCACCAATAAAAATCGCCACCCTTGATGAGGATGGCGATCTGCTGTTGGTTCCTGAGTTTTGGCAGGAAGTAATGGAAAGCGTTGAAAGCTGGGAAGACTTTATCGGTGATTGATCAACGACGTTTCGCTGCGCGGCGTTTTGCCTTGCTGCCTTTGCCTCCAGATTTTTCAATACGCATTTTCTCCTGTTGCTGCGAGCGAACGTATCGAGCCTGTTGAGACGAAATCTTTTGGCCTTTCAGTGCTTTATTGCTAACCTTGCGAACTAAAGCTTTTTTCGCCGTAGCTGAAGACTGACGGGGTTTTGCTTTTGCGGCGGACTTGCTCAAGCCTTTGAAGCTTCCTTGAAGATTCTTCTTACCGCCTTGAAGCCCACGCTTCACGCGAGTCGCTCCAGACTTAGAACCAGCGACCTGCCGAGAGGCAAATTTTCCAGCGGCTGACTTAGAACCACCGCGAGAGCTAGCGGCCACTTTTTTCATGCCCTGCGCGCCCTTCACCTTGAGCTGCGATTCTTTGTATTTAGCGCGGGCCTTGGTGTTTTTAGAGCTTTTGCCCATCTTGCCGCCCTTGGACTTAGATCCAATGCCACCGCCGCCGCCGGAAAAGCGTCCGATTTTGTCTCTTTTGTAACGCCTTGCCATGGCCGTAGCGCAAAATTTACTTGTTTAGTTTATTCCCTTTTTACCTGCTTTTTGTCAGCCTTGGCCTTTGGCGCTGGTTTCTTAGGAGGGCAAGACGCTGGTGACGCTTCCTCCTGAACCGTGAGCTTGAACTTACTGTGCAGCTTTGACATCGGGATAACGACGGCGTAACTGAGCCAAGGTTAGCTCTGACCCGTCTTGAGAAACGAATTTCCTGATTGCCTTAGTTGGGCCAACTTTTTTGACAAGACTTTCAAAATAAGGAACCTTTGATGCGCCCAGCACGTCATCCTTTACGGCCTTGGGTTGAAGCTCAAGCCATTGGCCATAGGTTTGATCTGATGGCACCAACCCATTGCGGCTGCTGCGCTTGCTTGGCGGTGGCGGATCAAAACCCAAACCCTTGTAATCAACAATCGGCACCGTCGTTGATCTGCAATTATGAGTTAAGACGGAGTCAGCACAGTAAGTGCCGCTCTCTGTTTCAAAGTTGTAGACATGCCCGCTAAATGGTTCCCAGCCGATCCAGCAGACATCGGCCTGATTGTATCCCTGTTCGACGAGGGCATCGGCGTTCGCGGCATCGCGGATCGCTTCGGCGTCTCGCCAAGTCCCATAGAGCGCATCATCTTGGAATCCGGGCGCAAGCTCCGCAACAGGAGTGAGCAGCAATTTGCTCGCATGAGCCGTGCCACCCCCGACGAGCGCAAGGCTTTGGCTTCCGCCGCTCACGCTGCAAGACGCGGGCGCCCCAATTCCGAGGCTGCCGGGATCAAAATGGCCGCTGCCCGTTGTCGCAAGGTTGGACCGCTTGAAGCTGAAGTCAAGCAGTGTCTTGAGCAAGCCGGGATTAACTGCGAAGAGCAGTTTCCAGTTGGCAAGTACAACTGCGATTTGCTCTGCTCCTTGGGCGCTAGACGTGTCGCCGTGGAAGTCTGGGGCGGCGGTTGGCACTTTTACGGTAAACACCGACGCAGATTCCCTGAACGCACGGAATACATCTTCAGCAGTGGTTACGACATGGTGTTTCTGGTCATTCGCAATGGTCTCAGGTGGAATGATATTGCTTGCAAAAACTTGATCGCCAACTTGTACGAGATTGGCAGGTTTCCATCCAGCACTTGTCAGTACAGGATGATTTGGGGTGACTCTGAGCACTTGACCATTGGTGGTCTTGATGACATAAAGCAAGCCTTGATAGTGCCGACGGTAAACCGCCGCGATGCTGCCACTGGTCGTTACTTGAGCGTCTCCAGGTAAGCAATTGAAATGCTGCGGCGGAACTGGTCCTTTGCCGTAAACAAACTCTTTACCGTCTAAGGCTCGACAGATGGGCGAAGTTCTGCTGTCCAACGTGGCGACATACCTGTATTTTTTGGTCACGTCTTGATTGGCTTCGTAGACCTGTTGGCTTGAAGCGTTAGCAACCTGATTGATACTTGTGCGAACCAGGGCCATCACTTGATGATTTGCCACAGCTGTGACTTCGCCACCGGCTTGAGCCATCTGACGCAAACTCATGGCGGGCTGGCCAAACCGCAAGCGACCCTTTAAGCGACGCGCCAACTTATCGGTTGATTCGCCAGTCAGTAAACCATTCCGAACAGTCTTGGCAAAAAGGTCAGCTTGAGATTCAGCCAAGCCTCGAAATGACTTTTCAAGCACCTTGCCGTTGGGCAAAGTAATGACTGAACCCTGCGCTGCCGTCAAACGAAACGCTTGCGGAGCCCCCGTAACCGCAGCCTGAAGGTCGTCACTTAACGTAACAACGTTCAAAGCAGTTGGGTCAATAGTGGCTACTGCTTGAGCAAACTGCGGGCTGATCTGCACGCTTCTGATCTGATTCGCCAGCTCAACAGGCAATGCCTTGGCCAGCTCACTGGTCACAAACTCGCTTTGCAATACGGCTAGCCCTTGCAGCTCTTCAACAGCAAGCAACGTGCTGGCCTCCGCCCAGTTATCAAGTGACCCTTTCAGTTGCGCGAGAATGGCCCGAAGCCGTGCAGCTTTGACAGGCGCTGCAAGCTCATCAATCCCACGGAGCTGATCAACAGCATCCAAAACAAGATCGTTATATGTAATGGCAATTCGCTTTGCCACGCTGTTGCTAAAGCGGTTGAGATCGATGGCATTCCGATACAGCTCCGCTGGTGTTGTCATGGCTCTTCAATTCCTACAGCTTCAGGAGGTTCGGCGCAAATGATTGAAACGTCTGCGCCACCTCTTAAAGCTTCCCCTACAAGCTGACCAAACTCAGGAATAGCGTCTTCGTCGTCTTCTCTTAACTGCGACTCAACAACACCAATCGGCATTCCCTTTTCGTGCCAAGTCACGCGAATGACAGCGAACAAGTCACCCTCTAATGGTGTCTGCGCGTAGTAAAGAACCTGTTGCCTTGATTCAGGCTCAGGCTCTGGCTGCTTTCGTGCGGGTCTGTTCCAAAACATCAGCTAGGAATCTCAGGTTGATCTTCAGGCTCGGCTGACTCTTCAGGGATCACAGGGTTAGCCGGTGGCGTTGGCTGGTTCATTTCAATCAAGCCGCCAACTTGCGTGGCCTCTAGCTCTTCCTCAACGTCGAACTCATCGCCAAGAACCTCGCCAGCTTCTAACTGGTTTAGCAACGTGTTTTGCGTGATGGTCCCTGCCGTGTAGAGCTGCAACAGTGATTGGATCTCTGTTGGCTCCAAACGTGCAGCCAAGAAATCACGATTGACAAAGCTGCTGCCAACTTGAGATTCTTGCAAGTAGGCCGCATGAAACCGCAAGCAGTTGTCGATCATGTCCTGCATCTGCTGGGCAATGACCATCATTGTGGAATCGCCTTGACTGCGGTCGATGCGCTTGGCCTCGGCTGTTTCTGCCGATAGCTTTTGACCCAAGACAGCGGCAAGCCCTAGCTCGTTGATCTGCATCGCGATTTGCTCAAGCCGTTGGAACTGCGCGTCGTAACTTCTGCCGCTTGGCTCGATGTATTCAGCGCGGCCCTCAGCTGGGAATGCAATCGCTTCGCCAGGTCCGGCGCTTACCTCTTCCGATGATTGCGGGAACCCGTAGAACGCGAGCAAAGGAACAGCTGAAAGGTGCAGCTGATTATCAAGATCAGACTGGACCTGATACGCCTTGAGGTTCAGCTCTGCAATGTCGGCCATTGGTGGCCGCGACTCCATCACGTTGACGCGGTTGGAATAAGCAACAGAGAACGGGATTTCATCAAGACTGGTTGTGCCTTCATCAATGACGCGAAAGTCACCTTTCTGATCTTTCTGATGAATCTCAAATGCGCCTGGAGTTAAGACACGAACCTGCTCGACTTCTTTTTCGCCGTAATCACCATCAGCAACAACGGTCCTTTCCATCAAGCGAAGCTGAGTCAACTTTTGCCGCCCATCGCTTAATTCTGTACGCCATCCAAGAATGTCTCTGGGTGTGTACGTCACCCAATAAGGCCGACCGTTAGACCCTGCTTGTGGGGCATCAACTAAAACTCCGCAGTGGCCGTAACGAATGCACTTCCTAGCGGTGTCATAAGTCCAGACGTTTAGATCGTTGCCCTGAAGGTCAACGTCAAAGAGCTGCTCTGTGATCAGGTCGCTCACGTCTGTCAACCTGACGGGCTTTCGGGTCAACATGCCCGCCAACATTCGTTCAAGCCTGACGTAATACGGAGCCAACGTTGAACGGATCAGTCTGTTGTCGTATGACTCATCAAGCTCTCTAGGTTCTTGCGGCAAATATTTTCGATGCTTCTTTCTGATGCCATAAGTGCTCTGCAAAAGAGCTTCAATCAGCTCCCAATGAGGCTCCTGATTTACCCAGGCTGTGTTCGGGTCGTTGACGCGAGTAACGCTTCCAACCCGCTGCCTGCCGCCCGAAAAACCTGAATACACGTTAAAACCCCGCCTAATCCCTTCAGTTTAGTAAAGCCTAATGCCAGTGCCTCGACCAGCGTGCTCATACAAAGGATTGAATGCACCTAAAACCAAATAACCGAGGCCGTCTGTCCAGTGCTCAATGTTTGCTGATTTGTCGATCACATAATCCTCGGTGCCTGCTTTGAAAGTCACGTTCCTGAGTGCTTTGATTGTGTGCTTGCAGCGTGGGTGAACAAAAAGACGAATACTGCCCTTCGCTGTCTTGATCATCCAGTTAGTTGCGTTGATTTTGTCTTTTACGGCCCATGGCGCTTTAGGGCTGATACAGCTAAAGCCGAAACGCCTAATAATGTCATGATCTGTTCTTCCAGCAGACGAGGTCTTGCGCGCGGATCCTGTCGGGTCTGGATAAGCAATGATCTTGCGATCAGGGAAACGCTCTTTAAGCATGGCGCAAACCTCATCAGTGTTTGATTGTTTTACCGCCAGTTCATCCCAGATGTGCAGCGTGTCACCGACCCTGCTGCTCAATACGCCAGCCATGATGCTGACGTTGAAGTCTGTGCCCCAAAGAATCGGCCCGCCAGTATCAACGATGTCCTCTGAGATGTTTTCATTGCCAAAGCCTGGGTAAACCCTGCCTGAAAGAGTTTCAAAACTGGCTAAATATTCTTGCCGGAACGTGCGCTCATCCAGCGTATTACGAGCAGCCTCAATCTCTTCTGCTGCAACGTTGCCACCATCAATCGTAGTAAAAGAGAACGTGTCCCAATCAGATTGCTCTTGTGCTTGCTCCCATAAATCATGAAACCAGTTCAGCCCAGCTGGAGTGGTGATAAACCAAGCAGGGCCACCTTGATCGGACAAAGCAGGGCGTAGCACCGTCTCCCAAGCTTCTTGTTTCACGTAGGCCGCTTCGTCTATCACTAACGCTGAAAGCGATACGCCCCGCAGCGCATCAGGGTTTTCAGCGCCACGTAAGGCAATGATGCTGCCGTTTGTTAGCTCAATGCTTAAGTCCGATTCGTTGCGCTTGACGCATATCGACATCGGTACCATTGCTTTCAATTGACGCCAGGCAATCTGCTTTGCCATTCGATAGTTCGCCGTGACATACCAACACAAGCTGTTCGGCTTTCCGACAGCCCAGTTGATTAGCCGCGTGATGCAGAGATAGGTTTTGCCGAAACGTCGGCCAGAGCACAACAGCTTGAAACGTTCCCCTGCGTCATACACCTGTCGCTGAGGATCAGTCAAGGTGCCGTACAGCTGGTCGCCAAGGTTTAGTAATGCCTCATCTGCTTCGCCCGATGCCTGCGGCTCTGAATCCAGAATGCATCCGCGTGGCAGCGTCGCGAAAATGCTCATACGTCGCAAACAGCACGTTGAGCAGCATCAGCGACAAACGCTTGCAATGACTCGCGCCTGATAGCGTTTTCCAATTGTTTTTTGTGATCTTCAACTAAATGCATTGATGACACATAGCAACATTTACGGATGCCATCTTTTTCTAAACACACCTCATACATTGTGCCGTCTTCTGTAGTCCGCAATTGCAAATCAGACATTAATCAAATAACCTAGCGATCTTGGCAGCACTATTTATGCAGCCAAGAGTGACACTGTCATTCTGCCTAGTACTGGTCTTTTTGTGCAGATCGTTTAATTGTTGTAGCAAGAGGGCCGCAAAATCTGTTCTATCTAATGACCAAATTTCCCTCACTTCCGTAAGAGCTTCTCGGTAAAGCCGTTTGCCAGATGACTTGGTAAGCCCCCACTCTTGCTCCACATATTGAACACAATCCATCTGGTTAGCCCCTTGCGCCATCATGCGAGCCAGCTTATGCACCCGGTACTCTTTGACTGCACCAGTCGAACGCGGTGCCTTTTTTCTTTTTTCCTTATCGCCAGTGTTTTTAGCCATGGTTTGCGAAGCTATCTAGTGCATACCAGACATGGCTATTACGATAGCCGCCTTGGTGCGTTGGGATGATGGGCGTTACGCCGTGCCTATTTCTCCAAGCTGGGTACACCAAGAGGGAGTTGTTTGTTTGGTCAAAGGTAGCGTCGAAGTCAGGGACATGGAGGTTGCCGCCTGTGCTGTTTTGACGCTTGGTGATGATGAGGTTGACCGCTCCTTTGATGTTGGCGTTGTCCTGATGGATGGGTGCCGCGATGTTGCAGTTAGAGATAGTGGAGCTGAAGTGATTTGCGAACCGCCATTTGCGGGGAAGCCGTTCCTCGACTTTGGCTAAATGATGGTTGTAAACATCAGGGATGTAATGGTTGACGAGGCCCATGCAGTTTTTACCTGCCATGAGCATGGCTTTACTGAAAACCTCCGAAGTTTTGCTGGCGTGCAATGAGGACCGAGAAGGATAGTTGCGCCTCATATGGGGCTTTGGAGGGATGCTGCCAAGGATGGCGCTGTATTGGCTCACGACTTTGTATTGGTTTTTGCCTTTGACAGTGCCGATCAAAGTTTTGCGATCCATGACTGATTTTGGGACGCGCTTGCTGCGTAATTCCTGATCCGCAATGGTTACGAGGTTGATCAGGTCTTTAGGTAGCTCTTTGAGGAAGAGACCTACTTGAGAGCCGTCCGGGTCGAGGAGAATGCAGGACTCGGTGACGGTTGGATCAAGGGTTGGGCAGGCGTCACCCATTTTTAGCGGTGAGGTTGAAGGTTTCAGCCTGATGGCTTTGAGGGTAGCGATCGTCATCGGACTTGCTTGTTGTGAGCGAGGGCCAAACCTTTGAGGTCGAGTTTTGCGTCAGTGCGTTCTCCTTTTTTTACGAGTTTTGCGTAAGGCTTCCATTCATCAACGAATTTGGCCGCTGATACTGCATCACGATTTTGTTTGTAGAGATCTTGAAGGCCGCCAGCGTTCGTGCCAACGCCAGGGCAATTGAACCAGCGATGCGTATCGAAAAGGATGCCAGAGGAGTGAACGATTGATTGCATGCAGAAGTCTCGATCTTCTTTGAGGTTTAAGCGTCCGCGATAGCTCCAGGTGATTTTAGGGATATAGAGCAAAGTGCAAACCTCAGCAGTTTTACGGTTGATCATGAACCGAGTTTTGCCAGTGCTGTAAGACCAAGCGTGTTGGCAGTAGTTGATGCCGTTTACAGGAAACTTGTATTGGCTGACGTCAGCGTGAAAGCTTGAAAGGACAGTGTGATCACTTTTGATAGTTTTCCCTGCTTTGGCAATACCAAAACCTTGAACATCGTCATCCATGGCCCATACCCAATCCAACCCTTTGGTTTCGGCGTAATGGAGCAGGTAGTTTCTGACGTAGGCAATGCCTTGGTCGTTTTTAGGGATGACGCAAAGGTTTGGAACGTTAGCCGCTTTGTAATCGGCTTCATCTTGAGGTTCTACAAGATGCGTGAAAGGGATATCGCCTAAGAGCTTGTAGGTCTTAGTCGGTGGCCTGCCTTTTGACGGAATGATGACGTGCATCAGTTGTCATCTTTGATGGCATTGATAAGAAGCATCCCAACGTACTTGCCTTGCTTGCGAGCATCGCTTACAAGGGCTTGAGCTTCTTCATAGTCTTCGGGCTCAAAATCGATCTGGATTGCTTTGCGTACGCCTGCGGCGAAATCAGATAGGTCGTCTTCCAAGTCTTCTAAAGCTGAAAGGTCGACGGTTTCCCCGAAAGTGGGCAGCTCTTCTCCCCAGCCAAGAACTGTGAGATCAAACCCAACATCACCTAGGGCTTTGAGTTCAGCTTGCAACAGGTCGTCGTCCCAACCGGAGTTTAGAGCTAGTTGGTTATCAGCAATGACGTAGGCGCGTTTCTGATCTTCTGAGAGATGCGAAAGCTTGATGACCGGGACAGTGGTCATGTTCATAGCTTGCGCAGCTATGAGGCGACCGTGACCGGCTACCACTTGCATGTCATCGCCTACCAAGATCGGATTAGTGAAACCAAACTCTTTTAGGGATTGGACTAGGCGGTCTAACTGAGAAGCTGAATGAGTTCTGGGGTTGTTGACGTAAGGAGTAAGGGTTTCAATATTGACGTGTTCAATCTTGGTGACAGCCGTTGTAGTCATGCGTCCATGATATTAATATCAATACGCTAACACTAGGAAAGGCGAATGGCTGAAGAAGGGAAACTGTTTAGCTGTGACGCAGGGATGTTCCGAGTCATCGATGGAAAGCGAGAATTTGTCAACATCAGCACCGCGAATCTTAAGAGGTTGCGACTGGACGCAGCTTCTGACGAGAAATGGAGGGCCAGGAGAAAGCCCGGGAAGAGATGAGGCGGTAGCTGACGCGGTGGCTGCTGCTACTGAAAAGAAAAGAGTGAAGAGGGAACTGGAGGAGCTGAAGATGAAAAGGAAACGGAAAGGGCGATAGACCTTTTGCCTGCCTGCTAACCATAATATGATATTATTAATAAGTAGTCAGCCACCAACCCATGAACATCACCATCAAGTCTCACACTTGGTTCATCACCGCCAACGACAAAGGAGGCGAGATGCAATGGCAACAACAAGCAATCAGCAGCACTGAGCTGGTTGACTTGATTGACGAAGCCTTGGAAGAGGGTTACACCCCTTCTGTTGAACTTTGCTGATTCTATTTTTACCCTCAAGCAAACGGAAACCGCACGCAATGCCAAACAAATCAGATCAGATCAACCGCATTGCGTCTGAGGAGCAAACCATGGCAAACATCGCTTGGGCTAAGGCTCGCGCAAGAGAGGCCAAAAGCCCAGACGGTTTAACAGCACTCGCCAAGAGTTTTTGGCACACCTTCCAAAAAGAGAACAACTCATGATCACCGCAACAGACACTAGCCACATGATTCATCTTTGCGCGCCTAACGACTTTGACGGCAACCCTCAACGCGCTTGGGCTCAGTACGACTGGTGCGGCGTTTTGGTTGGCTGGTTCGAAGAAGGCTATTCAGGCGTTGGAGCAGTGCCCAATGAGCTAGATGCACAGCGATTAGCGGCTCCTTCTATACGCGTTACGGTCAAAGAATGGTTGACATGGAAGCGGGCTTATGAGGACATGCAGCGCGACAAGGAGTACTACATCTGATGCTTTCCTATAAACTAATATCAATACGATTCAGGAATCCAAATGCCTGCCCGAAAGAAAAACGATCACTCGCCCCGCAAGTCAAAGGTACGACAAGTTTGTTTGACGCCAGTCCACGACCAGATGCTTACCGAAGTCGCAAACAAGCGTTACAACGGCAGGGTCAGTCATGCTTTGCTGGGCTTGTTATCCAAGCCGTTGAAGAAGGCTTACCTAGATCTGTGCGTCGCAGATGTCATGGAGGAAACCGCCGCCAACTGACGGATCAATCTTCGTCGGTTGGCGTTACCGCTAATCGACTTTTAGTCATGCTCAAGCCCAAAAGTTTTCACATCCCTGGCGCCTTGCTTATTGAGCAGCACATTGTTAGGGAGGGGCCAAGCCCGTACTTTGTCGCGTGGAAGCCTCACACCTCTCGCCTGTTCTATGACCGCAGAGAGATGATGCGTTGGATCAAGTGGCCTAAAGGAACGCCAACCCGTGAAAGCATTGATGCGTTTTTAGACGGCTTGGAGACATCAAGTGCGTCAGCCCCTTCGCCTCTTGATATGGAGGAAATTAGACGCAAAGGCTTTGGCCCTGAAGCCCACAGTTTGGACCACTCTGAGTCACGACAATAGATTGTGGACAGCCGAATCGACAAAGAAGAGCGGGCCTACCTGCTTCTTCAGTGGGCTTCATTAGCTCCTTTGGCCCCTTTTGACGAAGGGCTGGCAGAGTCAGGTTTTTACACCTCTGTGCAAAAACAGAGAAGCGATAAAGCACTTGATGATTGGGACAAAGAAAACCCCTACGAACAAAGCTCGGAACTTAAAGCGTTCCATGAGCTTGAACGAAGGGGGGTGATTACACAGAGCGACTTTTTCTCCCCAGACAAAGCCGCTCGTTGTATTCGATGGATCGACCCTAAAGATCCATCAAAAGGCGAACACACCACCTGCACATCTTACTGCGATGACCTCAAAGCCCACAACGCAACAGCAAGAACTCAACAGGGTTCGGGATCAAGTGAACAAAGAGTTCCAGCCTCCAGCGACGAAAGGAATGGAAGGGCTAAGAGATTTCGCTACCACCGCAGTTAAAACCTGGGAGCTTGAAAGCGAACAGATGACGCAGATGTGGTCCAAGGCTGCTGAGCTGCATCTGATAGACGCAACGAAAGAACTTTTGCAGGATTATCTAGCTGAAGCCAGAGAAGTCCTTAATCCAGACGGTCACTACACAAGGGGACAGGACTGGGAAGCAGATACCGACGTTGAATGGATCTGGGATCAATGGATCGCTAAAGGGTTTTTCCACACGATCACAGCAATGCAGAAAGTCGGAAAGTCGACTTTCTTTTTGGATTTCATTAAGTCCATCTGTGATGGAAACGAGGATCACCTCAACTTTTCACTCTTTAGTGAGAAGAAGGATCTTGAGTTTGTGCTGATTGGGCCGGACATGGGCAAACGTCTTTGGGGGACGTATGGCGTCAAGTCACAGCTACTCCAGAGTAATGATGCCACAGGCAAGCTCCGTTGGCACGAACAGATCGCTCACGTCTTTACGGAAGAGGATGAATACGGGCTGGGCAAGACGCACATCGCTCATTACGTCGAGATCGCGAAAGAGATCACAGCGCGAGGTAAGCACCCTGTTTTTGTGATGGACAGTTACAGCGCCATGCTTTCGATGGCAGGGATTAAGACCAGTGAAAACGACAGCCAGTTTGCCAATCCACTAAGAGAGCTAAAGCTGGCATTGGGACGGACTGGTGCGACGTCGCTGATGCTGCATCATTCCAGCCTGTCCAGCTCTAAGCGCAGCACGGAAGCTTCTAACAGTGGGCACCAAGCATTCAACCGCGTACCAGATCAACTTTTGACTTTGAAATGGTTGACAGAGGCCGGTGTTGACGGGAACCGCGCTGATCGCCGCATTGTGTTGAGTGCAAGCGGGAGGACAGGCTCAGCAGTCAGCTCTCAGTTGTTGGAGCAAAGCCTTGATTGGGGATGGTCGAACCATGGAGAGATCGACGATGCGCTGAGAATCCAGGTTGCCTTGGAGGAGCGTGATCGATTAGCTGGCGACGATGCGATCTGCTTTGACCTGCTGAACACAAGAACAGCGAATGGAGTAGGGACAACGACTAACGAATTATCGGAGCTGCGTGACACCAGCTCAAATGGGCGTGGAGCTTGGAGCGACGCAAAGATCAGACGGCTTTTTTGCAAGCTCGAAAGAAAAGGATTGGCTTTTGTTGATGGCTCTAAGCCACGCCCAGGCGACCTAGGAGGAATGCCTTGGAAAGTCTGGTGGACGTTTGAGAAAGCGATCCAGCCTGGTGGCATGAATACCCAAAAATCGCAATCTGAGAGCAAAAATCGCATAAATACCGCTTCTGCGCGCAGCCCCCAAGAACCCGAAACGTTGCAAACACCGCAAACATTGCAAACACCTCAAACATCGGCTTACGGAGACAACCCACCTTCGGAGCGGCAAATGGTGGAAGATGCCAACGGGCAAAACAGTTTTGTGGTCGTGGGATTGGTTTTGGGCTCAGGCGACGTGAAGGTGCAAAAGTTTGGCGACAAGTCTGCACCGGTCAAGCAACGCCGATGGATGGTTGATGTCTTTCCGTGCGGCACGCATGCCAAAGCACATCCGATCGTTTTTGACGACGATGAAGTCCTTTGACTGATTCTGTATTATTATTATTTCAAGCCATCTATCTCTCATGCTCAAAATCCCAAAATCTGATTTTTTCGAACCTGATCGTTCTTCTCTTCAACCTGAGGTCAATGAATGGCTGGAGGATCGGATTGCGGCTGATCGCGACTGGTTTGATTCTCACCCAAAAACACTTTGTTATTTCAGACCGCTTGAAGCTGTAGAAGAAGCTCCGTATCAGAATTACGGCGCAGGTCTTCTTTACCTTGTCGATCCTGATGACGTTCCGGTTAAAGACCAAACATGGGTTGCGCTAGTTGATGTTTTCCGTTTGCACGGAATTTATGAGAAAGATTCATGCAGGATGAAGTTTAGATGTCCTCCTGTTAATTTCAGCGACCCTGATCAAGTTGAGCTTGCTACTGAAATCGCGTTGCGATGTGCAGAATGGGTCGAAGTCCAACGACAAGCGGGCAAGGTAAAGACAGGCTATGTCAAAGGGCGAAGCAGCTCTGACACTGCTGGTAAGGGGTTTGCTTGATGACAACGAAGATCAAGCCGCTTGGGCCGCTCCCGATCGAGTTCAACGAAGAGCTGCATCAATACATTTGGACCCCGACCGGAGAAGTCATGGGCGTCAGCGTTACTGGCGTTCTGTCGGTCAATAAGACCGCATCTCAGTTGGCCAACATCAACAAGCACAAAGCGACTTGGGCCCCTCGCGGCTTGCATGTCCACGCATCGCTGGAACACAAACTTAAGGGGCTTCCGTTTGACATTGATCCGGTCTACACCGAATGGGTCACGCCACTGCTAGCTCACCCGTTTTGGGAGACTTTCGAGCCGATAGCGATTGAGCACCGCCTTTGTGATTTGAGTCGCGGAGTCGGCGGATCTTTAGACGCTTTGGGATATGACAACTTCACGGGGAAGCTGGTACTGCTTGACCTGAAAAGCCAGAGCAGCGCGAAGTACGGCACTTATTCAACTGATGCACAGATGGGCGGCTACCTCGGGATGCTGATCAATCGGCACGGAATCACGATTGACGAATGTTTGACTGTCTGGGCTCGCCCTGGCGAGTGCTTGGTTGGCGACCCGCAAGACCCGAACGATTGCCTAGAGGCTTGGGAAGAAGCGTACGAGAAATGGGAAGCGTTGCAGGAAAAGATTTGAACCCCCTCTTGGAATCATAATATGGTATTATTATCTCAAGCCAATCAATCGCCTCAAGCTCATGACTCCTTCCGACCTTCTTGCCCAAATCCTTTCTAATGAGTTCGAAGCCTGCGCCGAGATGACAGACGAGAACACCGTCTTCGAGAAATCAGCTGTCAACGCTTGGGTTGCAGCGCACCTGCCTGACCTTGAAGAGCTGGTAGGCGATTTTGTAGCCGAGCGTTTTTGAGCCTTTTGCTCCCATGACCATAATATGGTATTATTATCTCAAGCGGTTCAACCCGCACCACTCATCTCTCAAAAATCATGGACCTCAACCAAAAGCTTGATCACTACAAACTTCAACTCAGCCACGCCGAAGACGAATATTCTTTCGCAATTGCTAACGGTGATTGGGCCGAGTGCGCTCACACTAAAGGCATGGTTGCTAAGTACCGCAAGCTCATCGGTCAGCTCATCAAGCAACGCATGAAGCTTTCCCTCGTTTGATCAATGAACATCTTTGCTTGCCACGAGTCGCCATTCCAAGCGGCTCAATGCCTTCCTGACAAACACATCGTCAAAATGCCACTGGAGTCAGCGCAAATGCTTGCGGTTGCCTTTGGTCAGCACGGCCTGGGGCTCGGTACTCTTCGCAAGGCTGACGGAGCGCCATATGCCGACACCGCTTTCCGCAACCATCCCTGCTCAGTTTGGGCGCGTTCTTCTTTTGCCAACCTTGCTTGGCTAATAGTTCACGGTCAAGCCCTTTGCTGGGAATACACCCACCGTTACGGCAAGCGCCACGCCTGCCTCACCGCCATGGGTGATGCCGACTATTTGTTCAAGGGAACCGGCTTCGGCCTTGGCATCTATGGCATGCACGATACCTTTGTCCGCGCCATGCCTAATGACATCAAAAACGATTCATCCATTGACGAAATAACTGCATACCGCCGTTACCTCCAAACCAAAACTTGGGCCAAATGGAGCAAAGACCCAAGCCGAAAACCTGAGTGGTGGTCATAATTATTGCCTCATCTCTATAATATGGTATTATTATCTCAAGCCAATCATCTATTGCCAATCATGAAAACAGTTTCGATTCGCCTCACCGACAAGCAGTATCACTACGTAGCTGCTCTCGCGAAAAACCAGATGCGCTCTGTTGAGCACTTAATGTGGCTTTCTCTTTCGGAAGGGGTTGACGCTTTGTTTTGCGAAATTCCTTATCACGTGGAAAAGTTGCATTGCGATTTTTCCGAAAAGGATCATGAAAGCATGGACAAGCATCCCCTTCACACGCCGTCCGCCGGTTACTACAACGAAAGAAATAGCTTGTTTAGCGAGATAGCCCGAAACGTGCTTGCCGATATTGACGGCACCTTTGAGTCAGCAGATGCAGAGTTCGATCTGCAGCTTGCGATCAATCACACAAAAGCTCTGCACTTTGCGCGCGAGAAAGTTTTTGAGGCAAAACAAGCTGCTAAGAAGGAGGCTGCGAAATGAACGCTAACAGCATGGACTTTTCGCTTCTACCCCTTTTTAACGCCCCGCCCAACTTTGACGGCGAGTCCGGGAAAGAGTTAGGAATGGATCGAGCAGAGCGGCACGCCAGCGACGAATGGAAAAACGCCGGATTAAAAATCATTCGCCATTACGCGCGAAATTGCGAGTTTGTTTCTGCAAATGACTTTTGGGCAGGAATGGAAATCCTTGGCCTTTCTACTCACGAGAATCGAGCGTCTGGCTCGCTTTTTCTAAAAGCCGCAAGGCTCGGATGGATCGAAAAAACAAGCAGCACTATTAAGACCACTCGTGCAAAGCGAAACGGCGGAGACGTTCGTCTGTGGCGTTCCCTTTTATTCCCTTCCCCTATCGACTCAGAACAGCTATGAAAAGAATCATCCGACTTGAACCAGGCCATTACCTGCACATCGACTCATACAGGAGTCGATTCCTGCATCATCTGCGCCCCAAAGCTTCTTGGACGACTGCAGTTTTTGCGATCACAACTTTCTCCCTATGCATGTTTTATGGAACCTTTGCCTCCCGTCTCATGGATAACACGCCTGCTTATCAATCTCCTGAGGCGTCGCAAAGACGTTTTGAGCCTCTCCCTTGAGCTATTGCTCCCTGAAGAATCTGCAACACCTGAAGACGATTTTGACTATGACTACGACCTCGACGAACTCCTCGCAGAAGAAGCAGCCGACACTATCGACACGCTCAACAGAATCTATAACTTTCCCAGCGCCAGACAGCATTGATTCTCTTTTAGATCAATTGTCATTTGTCCAGGGACAGTTGAAAAGCCTCAACGACTTTAAGCAACAGCTGCTTGACCAGTTAGCTGAAGCTGATGAGAACGGACTGCTAGACGACTATCGCAACGTCAGTAATGACAAGCAGATCGTCTGGGAAGGCATGACCCTGACACAAGCCAGCAAGACAACCAAGACTTTTGTTGACGACGTAAAGGAAGAGATCAAGCGGATCGAATACGAAGCTACACGGCTGGGTCACTTCACCAAAAAAACTACTGAATACTGGACCTTAAGGCTCGGAGCACAATGACCAGGCCAGCAAAGCGCAGACTTTATTCTGCTCAGGCCATTGCTTGCCCTAAGTGCGGTCACGGTTACACCAAAGTTGTTTGCGGGCACCTTCACGGCGACAACCAAAAACTGCGTAGGCGTAAATGCCTCAACTGCGGTTACAGAATAAAAACCTTGCAAGACATACATCCCGAGATAGGCAAAGAATTTGTCGTCCCTTTGCTAACGGCAGAAGAAAAACGGGATTTGCGCAGGGCTAACAAAAGGTTGACGACCCTAACGGTTCAGGACGTACTAGAGATTAAATACTTTCTTTCTAAGAACTCTTTCACTCAAGGCGATTTAGCCCTTCAGTACGGCGTGACTAAAGGAACGATCGCCACGATCAAACGTGGGCAATCATGGAAGGATGTCCCAACACCCACTGAGTATCCATGATTGAGGCCGATCCAAAAGGACAGCTAAAAACTATTAAGTTTCGTGTTTTTGGTTTACCGGGTCCACAAGGTTCCAAAACTTTCAAAGGCTATAAGAATGGGCGCGGCATCATGGTTGAGTCTTCGTTGAAAGTGAAGCCTTGGCGACAGGCAATCCAAGCCACTGCCGACGGCAACTACTCAGGGGAGCCGATCACTGGTCCGGTTCGAGTTGAAATTGATTTCTTTTTCGCTCGGCCCAAAAGTCATTACAGGACAGGCAAGTATTCAAATCTGCTAAAACTTGATGCCCCCAACTACACAATCAGCCATGGGGACGGTGATCTAGACAAACTTTTGAGGTCAACGATAGATGGGCTTTCCTTTTCTACTGGCGGAAAGATCATCCGTGATGACTGTTTGGTTGTAAGCATTTCCAGCAGCAAGCAATACGCAAATTTGATTACGCCTCCGGGCGCGGCAATCAAGGTAATCGAGCTTCCCTAACTATAATATGATATTATTGGGAGGTCCACCAGGAACCCGTTTTGGGAACACCAGAAACAGAGAGCCCGATCAACTCGGGACATCAAGCCCCAGATCAGTGGATAGCAGGCGCAAAAGCAATGGCCGCTTTTCAGGCTGGCTATTCCGCTACTGGCCAGTCAGGCAAGAATCAGCACCATGGCTCAAAAGCCATGACCCTGAAAGATGTAACCAGCGTTTGCCAGCACGGCGCTACGCATGGGCTTAGTCACAGCTTCACGCTTCGCCTCTCTCCGCTAGGAGAGAGCTACGCCATAGCTCGCGTCACCGTGTTTCACGAAAGTGGCGAGTCAATCTTTTCTGAGATTGGGTTTAGCACTGACTTTAAAGGTGCCAGATCTCAAGAACAAGCTCTTGGTTCAGCTAAGACGTATTACCACAAGTACATGCTTAGCGGTCTTTACGGGCTGGCTAATGACGACGATGACGACGGCGAAAGTGCCGTTAGGTCTCAGGCTGCACAAACCCCTAAGCCTGCGGCTAAGCCCGTTGCTGCTCCGAAACAGCAATCCGCGCCCGCTCCTGCTCCTTCACCTGCAAAGACCGAGGAAGCAATTCAAGCAGTAGTCGCTGCTCATGATCTAATCCAGCCGATCACTCCAGAGAAAGTCGCTGCTCATGATCTAAACCAGCCGATCACTCCAGAGAACAAGGAAATGGCTCTAAGGATTATCAAAAATCCTGACGGCAAGGCAAAGGCTGCTTTCATGGCAAAGTTCTATCCGTCGAAGTCAAAGCTGATCGGCTCTGACATCAACACGATGGAGCACGCCGAGTTCTTGGGTCAGTTCGAAATTTCAGCAGCTCCTTTCTAAAATCATTTTTTTTACTATGACTAATTCGTATCCAGCCGACAAGTTCACTCTTTTCTCCAACGTCAATCATTCCAAGATCGAAGGCAAAGAAAACGAAATGTGGGCGAAAGCTGAATGGCCTCTAGCTCAAATCATGGCGTTAGCTAATTGGGCTTCTACCGAAGCTGAGAAAGTCACTAATCAACGTGGCGAAGAATGTGTAGTTGTTCAGCAAAAGTATTTGCCGAAGACTGCGAATAATTCTGGGAACGAGTACTATCTTGGGATCATCAGTGACCCAAAACCAAAGCGGCAACGTTTTGATGACAACGAAGTCCTCTGACTTCAATGCACCTAGGGCATCAAGCGGGCCAGGGACGAAAGAACTGGCAGCCTAGAGGTGGGTGTTGACCGCTTCGTGTAAGTCCCCCACCACCAACCTAATTTGAGGAGATGTCAGAACCAACCCTCAAGCGCGTGTCAAAGAATGGTAAATGGGTCTGGGAAGTCACTTACAACGGCATTGCTCGCTATCACGCTCAAGACTGGCAAGCACGTTGGATTTACGAGCAAGCGTTGATTCTTTATTCTAAGCAAGTCAATTGAGCGTCCATATCCGCAATGCGGGTGACGGCTTGGCTAAGCAGCTTTCGCTGATGCCAATTCTGCCTAACTAGGGCGGCGCATAAGCCTTGAACTTCTTCGATGTCATCAGTGTTGTAAATAGAGCGAACTGACCGCTCCATCATCAGCTCTTCATAGAGACTCTGTTCCGCAATCATCCATTTCTTGTCGTCCATTTTCAAGCCCCGTGTGGCTTCTTGCCCTACAAGCTAAGGTCATTAACCGTTGCCTTGCAACCTTGAAATCAGGCGATCCGGATACCAACTTGCCTTGCCAGCGTCTTGAAGGCAGTTGCCTTTATGCCACATCCTAAGCCGGTATTTCAACGCTTGGCCTTGCAAATAACCGCTTACTGCGTCGTCAGCCTTTTCCACTGAATCTTCAATGATTTCAATTGCTTCGATTCGGCCTTGGGTGTAATGATCCGGCGAGTTGATTAAGTCTGACATCAGCTAGCAATAGACGGCATGACCCGCAGATGGTTGTTGTAGTTGCCTGTCACCGCATAGCTGAGTGCTGGAACGTTGCTCATGCGATGGAAAACCATCTGACCAATTTTTAGGTTGGGATACAGGCTTAACCCGTGATAACGCCTTTCGTTCTTCAACTCAAGCGTCAGCTTGCTTCCGTGCCAACCTGGATCGCACCAGCCAGCTAAGGCATGATTCAGCCCCGACCTTGCACGGCTGGACTTCAAAACGAACTGAGCCGAAATATCGTCAGGCAGATTAAACACCTCAATCGTTTCGGCTAGTGCAAACTCACTAGGCGCTAAATAGTAAGGGTCTTCTTCTGTTCGATCAGAAATGTCTATCGTAATTAGCGGTTTTCTATCAGAAACCTCGATCATCAGTTTTGTTCCTAAAAGAACATCTATGCTTGCGGGATTTAATAGCTCTGGAACGAAAGGCCAAACCATCTGATGGCTATCGCACAAGGCACGGATTTCGTGATCGCACAGAACCGCCATACAGGTCAGCAAAAAATGGTTGACAGTCCCAACATACCCTAGTGCTCGCTTTCCCTGTCCCGTTCTTTTATTTAACGTCGGCGAGAATTGCCCATCCTGTTCCAGGCCCTTCACATTCCCAGCGGCGCAGCCAACTCTTCCGGCCATAGTGCACGTACTCGCCGCTTTTTTGACTGTTGCTTTTGTAGCCACCATTCAAAATGTCAGCTTGGCCGTTGGGATCCTGAAAGACAAAAGCGTCTGGCGTATAACCAACGCAACAACTCCAATGCCCTCCTCCACTTGGATTTGAAACTAGCCCTTTATGCAACCAACCAACAGCAACTGGGCGATTATTGTCAATCTCTTCTTTTAGCATCTTTGCTGTGCCGTTAGTGATAAAGCGAGCTTTCAATCCGCATTCTTGCAGCGCATCAAGTTGCGCTTCCGCCGACGTAGTATCGCCAAAATCACTGCGGATAATGTTATAGACATCATCGCTGCTGACTTTGCCGTAATACTGCGCGATCATGGCACAGCTGCTTGAAAAGCATTCGCGATAACCTGCACCAGATGCGTTGTCTAGCTGATACTGATGTGGGACATCTAAAACTTTTTCGCTTGAACCAGATGCTTCGTTTTCGTTCATTAAGCGGATTAGCTTTTCTGCATAGTTTGGGTCAGTAGCGTACCCTTCGCTTATTAAGTCGCGAGCACAATCTTCGCGGGTGGTTGCACTGTTGACGCCTCGATGGCTTTTAAAATTTTTATACCAGCGAGTCACTAAGTAATCGATGCAATCGCCAAGGCTTTCAAAATCAATAAAACTATATTTCATTGAGATGTATTTGCCGTTGATGTACTCCGTCGTTTTGACTTCTGTACCATCGCCTTTCAATCCGAACGCGTTCCACTTCCCAGAAAAATGCTTGCCCCAACCGGATTCAAGTGCCCATTGAGCTGCAACGCATTCAGGGAATTTAACTCCAGACTCTTTGGCTAGTCTCTTGACTCCGCTCCAGCTGTTGTCTGACTGTTTACCAGCTTGGCTCCATGTTGCAAACCACGGCCTGTCACGCTGCATTGCAGTTTTGTAACCATTATCAGCAAGGTCTTCCTCTAGCAGCGGAATACTTGCTGCCTGATGAGGCAAGCCTTTGTAATACCTGAAAAGCTGCTCAAGGGTGATCGATTTACTGTTCGTCATTCCAGGGAGACTTGATGTGTAGGTCGTCGATTTGAGTTGGTGGTGGCATCGCTGGCGGCTGTGATTCATGCCAGCGTTCTACCTCAGCATCGATCCGAGGCTTAAGCGTTGCCTCGAACTTTCGACGTTGAATTTCGCGGTTGATACCGTCAAGCGGTGATCGCGTCGAAAATCGAAACAACCACCTCCCGTCAGCAGGTGTCAACCCTTTTTTCCTTTTAATGCTCGCAGCGCATGAAAAATAACCTGGATCACACTGTTATCGCGCATCGGGGATAAAGCAATAACTTCTGAAGCGGCAGCAATCACAATCCAAGTGATCGGTGACGCCAAGATTTCGTCGATGCCCATTTGAATGCCTGTGATTCTTAGTCGATCCTAGCGCCCTTTGTTTTCCAGTACAGTAATTCGATTGCCGTGTTCGTTAAGCCTTGAATAAATTGTCTTTCGGTCTTCCTTCATATCCTGGTGCAACTCCTCCAACTTCCCGGCGATCGATTCGACTGCTGCAGTGAGCCGGATGACTGCTTCGCGGGATTCTGTGTTGCGCCTGGCGGCACCTGAAAGGTTCATTATCGCCCCAGTGCCGCCGACACCTAGCAATGCGCCGAGAGCAGCTGCTATTAGATCGATCACGGGTGCATCAACGCCTTCTTATCCAGCATAGCCAAGCGTGAACCAGTAATTGTAGCCGTGCAGCTTTGGCTTTACTGGCATATGTAATTTAGAGTAAATCGTAAGCTCATGCCCTGCTGGAGAGCTGTTTCATCAGCGTTACTGGTTAATTTAGCGTCAGATATTGAATCTACATACAGATCAACATTACCATTTTGGTTATCAAACATTAGAAAGTAATTCTTTTCGGCGTACGCAACAGGACGCAAATTGGTAAAAATACCACCACTAAAATCAATAATAGAACTTGTTACGTCTTTAGGAGTGACTTCAGCGGGGATTCCCGTTAAAGTAACATTTCCGCTAGATCCATTCACCAATGCGCTGATCTCGATATTTCCGGTTATCAATACTAAATCACCAATCCGTCGATAATAACCATTAGAGCTAACACCTTGAGTTGTTCCGCCAATTGAAATGCCAGGAGTCCAAGTGCCTGCTGATGAGTTATCGACTTCAACGTCATTGCTAGCAGTGCCAAACTTTATATTGTTTACACTTAAATTCCCGGCATAGTTCAAGCTACAAGTTTCACTGCCTTGCCATCTTGCGTTTAAGACAAGCAAAGATTCTGGGTTTTCAGACCCTGAAGTTGTAGCAGTAAACTGAGCGGAACCATAGCCAAGATTTCCAGATTGACTTTGAGAAAGTGCAACACCCCCCAATCCGCCAAACAGAGAAGTAGCAAATCTTCTAGCTATAAAGCTAGCCGTAGATTGTGCGCCGCCTCTTAACTCAAAATTTCCAGATGTTATGTAGCTTGTTCCATTAGGGTTTAGGAAAACACCAGTGTTTTGGGATGATAGCAAACGAATACCAACATCTGCCACTCTGGGCCGAATTAGGCTGCCAGCCGAGTCACCTAGCAAAGCATCGTTAGACGGCTGATACACTACTGTCCACGGCGCAAAACTATTTGTTGCGTAAATTGGGTTGCAGTTATTTGAATGCAATAAGGGCGACAAGTACTCATTGCCTCGGCTATCGAAAACCTTTAGAAAAGGCTGATTTGCGTTTTCGACGATTGAAAACTGTGGAAGAGACATGATCCTAGGAAGCGATGAGGGAAAGAATCACCCAAGGTGATGGGCATTCAAATTGAAAAAAGTAATTAACGGAGTTTTCAGTTTTTGTGACTGTTACAGTATCTCTGCCAACACCAGTAAATCCCGCAGGTTTTGGCTTGAATCCACTAACAGCAGTGATCGTACCATTTACAGAATCTTTTGTAAGGCTTATTTTAACATTACCTGTTGACGTGTTAGGATAGTCCTGATTTATTACATGCACCACGTAAGTGCTTGATCCAGCTTTGGCTCTAGCAACTACAGCTAAGTTGTAATTATTAGCATTATCTGTAATGCTTAACGGACTTTTTTGCCATCTAGGATCTTGCCTTGAATCTCTTGTTATGTAATTAACACCCTCGTAGCCTTCTAGCTGAGCATTGCAGGCTTTGGCAAATCCAGAGAAATTAGCAAATTCAGCAGCGGTAGCGTAAAGTCGCCCTGACTGCTTAAACAAGTAAACATCCCAAGGTAGTTGTAAGATTTGACCATTAGCATAGGCCAAGGCAAAAACTTTCTTGTAACCCTCCAAGCCGCCATCTGTATTAGTAACTTCGAGTATGTATTCAGACGAAATTACTTTTCTGGATCCAGCTTTTTGCCCATTAAGCTCTAACTGAGCCCACTGATCCTGTGACGATAAATAATCAAACGAGCTAACATCAAAAGCAACAGCTGTAGGAGCCATGTTTTTTGTGTATCCTCCTACGCCAGTTGATGGCGCCAAAGTATTATCAGGCATGGCAATTCTCATTTCATCTAGGAATTTACCTTGTGATGAATACAAATTCAACGAAGACATGTCGTCAATAACCACAGCTTGAGCACCTGCGTCTATAGCGCCTTTAGCCCATAGATATGTTCTGTAAATAGCTGTTCCATTGTATGGGTTAATCGTCCAAAGTCCAAACTGCCATGGCTTGTAACCCCGTACAGGGTAAGCTGTTGCCGTATTGATAGCACCAGTTACAGGAATAGATGATGCTGCTACAAAATTCTCTCCATCAACAGAAACAGTCTTTAATGCGGTGTCAGGTGGTATCGTGCCTGGACCTAATGCTTGACCAATGTTTGCGTCTGATGAATTATTAGTAGCACTAAGGTAAACCCAGTCAATACGATCTGCATGGAAATCACTGGCCGCAGTAAAAGCGGCTGACTGATCAACTAGCTGTGCAGTTACCGCAGATGCACTGCCGTTAAAGCCACTTGCTGTGGCGCCTGGGCTTCTAACGTAAAGATACCTCAAGGATAAATCAGACGCTTTAGGGCAAGTAGTCGCATAAGCAGGAACAGGTACTATCGAATCAAATGTGACATTAGCAGTTACAGCATTGCCATCGTTCAATCTGCTTTTGGAGTCAATTATTCGTTGATCGCCAGAGATTTCTAGTATTCCATAATCATCAAATCTTCCAACAACATCACTAGAGAAGGTGAAAGAACCATTACTAGCAATACTTACCGGTTTCCCTCCTGAGCTGGCGGTGGCATTGTCAAATATAGTTTTATTGTCAGTTGTCCCATCGGGTACGGCGCCAAAGTCTTCAACGCTTACAGTGTCCTTCAGCTTTGATTCAACGGTGCGCTTTACAGCACCAGTGCCAGCTTGTGTAAAGTTTACGCTAGCCGAATTTTCAGTTGTTTCCGCATTGGCGAATTTTTTGACATTACCGTTTGTGTCTTTAGTGTAAATCTCTGCGTCTGCTGCATTGATCGCGAGTTCGCCTACGTCTAGGTCACTTGCCACTGGTGGCGTCCCAGCAGTGGTGCCGTACTTGTGGATAACTTTGAGCGTCATAGCAATCCAGCGCCGCTGATCAGGGCTAGCCTTTTCATCAAGGCTAGCATCATGCCTTCAACCATCACCACGTTGAGAGTCCTGCTCGCTTCCATGTGTTTGTAGCAGTGCATACATAGATGTAATCCGCATCCCAGCAGATCTCGCCTGTAACGCCAGTGTCAGTAGCCGAAGTTGGCGTTTTTGCCGTTGCGAGTCTAATGCGATCGTCGTCTATCTGTAATAGCGAGTCGCCAGACTGCGATAAAGTGCCCACTAAGATCCTGCTCGCAAAGGAAGCCGAGCCATCGTACTTAAGTCTGGCGACAGTGCTGCCGTCGTACCCAAGACTAAATGCCACCCTGGAACTGCCAGTTGCTGTGTTGTCCGAAGACAAGCTAAGTGCTGCGAAGCCTGTATTTTGTTGAAGCTTTCCTTCTGTATTGGTGCCAAGCCCGGAAGTTGCAAAGCGCCTAGCTTGCGCTGTTGACGTTGATTGCGCGCCACCTGTAAGCGTTACATTGCTAGCAAAAGAAGCCGATCCGGCAGAAATAGAACCAGTGGTAGCAATATCTTGGCTCCCAAAGTCCGGGTCGATCTTCGTGCCAGCAATTGCAGCAGACGCATTAATGTCATCATTGACAATCACACCGGAGGCAATCGATGTGGCAATGCTCGCGCCACTGGTCAAATCGCTACTGACCGTACCAGTTACATCACCCGTAACAGCGAAAGTCCGGGCTGAACTGAGTGCGGTTGCTGTATCTGCGTTGCCGGTTAAAGCTGCCGTAATTGTTCCAGCTGTAAAATCACCAGACGCATCGCGTGCAACAATCGCGCTTGCTGTATTTGCATTAGTTGCGGTGGTGGCACTATTGCTGACTTTCCCAGCCGTCGAAATAGTGTCTAACTTCGTGTCAACAATTGCCGCTGATGCGTTTATGTCTGCATTGACGATTGCGCCGTCAGCAATCTTCGCGCTAGTGATTGCACTGTCTGCAATGTAATCCGTTGCAATTGCAGTACCGTTCCAAACGCCGGTCCCAATCGTTCCAACGCTGGTAAGGCTAGAGCCAACAACAGCACTGCCCAAACTTGTTGCGTCCAGAACTTTCGTGCCATCAATTCGATATTCCTTGGCACTAGCGATATTTACATGCTCGCTAAGTGTCCACGCATCAGTGCTGTCAACCCAATTAATGGTTTTGTCTGTCGCCCCTTTGAGCGTGATACCACCACCATCGGCAGTGACATCAGTTGGCGATGCAACAACACCTAGCTCGATATTTTTGTCTTTGACTGTTAGCGTTTGAGATTCAATTGTTGTTGTCGTTCCTTCAACCGTCAGGTCGCCAGTGATGATGACATCGCCATCAACATCAAGCTGCGTCCCATTGAAGGTCAGCCCAGCACTATCTTCCAGCTCACCACTGGTGCCAGCTAAAACGACACGACCGCTAGTTAAATCCGAAACTGCTGCGCTAGCCAGCGTGGATTGCCCGGTGACATCTAGTGTGCCAGGTATATCAACATTGCTGGTCCATTCAACGCCAGTGCCAGCTGCATCGGTCTGAAGAAGTTGGCGAGCAGCACCGTCCTGCAACTTGGAGACTGGTAGTTCACTGATGGTTGCGGCTCCATCATTGGCCACATCAACATCACCGTTGATAATGCCGACGATCTCGCCAACAGTAGTGCGTTTTGTTTGGCTTGCGCTGCTGTCGGTAACTGGTACAAGGTCAACAGCGGCAGGAGGGGCAAGAGCTGTTAGCTGAGAAATCTTTACGTTGGCCATGCGCTAATAGTGCAGCCGCTTTATAAAAACAGTCTAACCTTCGCGCAGCTGTACGTCTCGCACGGTGACGAAGTTGGCTGAACCGGTGATGATGTCCGCTGCCCTGACGCTGACGGCACTGCTCGTTAGCATCACCTGAGCTTGATAATACAGATCGCCTGGCTCCAGCCCGTTGCTGTAGCTATCGCGATTTAATGCGTCGCTGTCAATCATCCAGAATTGGGCCTCAGCTTCAGACTGCTCATTGGTATTCAAAAGCAAGCGGAGTAAGTTACTGGTGCCAACAGTTGCCAACACTTGAGCTGACCAAACCGCAATTTCATTGCGTGGCACGATGTTGGCGTTGTCATAGGCGGCTACGCCTGGATTTAAGCTTGAGTCGTTGTAATTCGGGCCATAATCCGCAATGCTGCCAGCAGTGCCGACGATATCAGCATCGGCGTAAGTTATGTTTTGATCTACGTCAACAAAACAACGCGCATTTGCATATCGACTTTGGCTGATAATTGCTGTGTTACGAGTGTCGTTTGCTTCGCGCTCAATTAAGAAATCAAACGAACCACCGCCTTGTATTAGTGATTTGACGCCATCAAAAAACTTGTCGCCAAGACCAGTAGTATCGATTTCGTTTGAATTTAGACTTAAATCCCATCCTTGCAAACATGCTTCGAGCTTCCACTCATTAACCAAGCGCAGTTCAATCGGAGCGGTCGGGTCCAGCGTAAAGTCAGATTGATCAATGTCATCGCGTGTCACGTCGTTCGCGCCAGCCAGCGCCGCTGCACGAGTGCGGTAGAACGACAGACGATTTAGTACGTCGACATGCGCGTACAGCCGATTGCGGTATGGCGTTGCGTCTTTTTCCGATTGAACTGCAATAACATCACCGCTCTCCGTAGTCAACACATCGTTATATTCAGTCGCCAACCACCGATATGGTCGCAGCAACTCCGACGGATATGCAGTGCTATAGCCAACAAGTTCAGGATAGTCTTGGTAGTCGTAGACGTTGGCGTAGGTCGGGATTAGCGGTGGATCCGCTAGGTCTACGTTCGGCCAGTTATCAATGCTGGCAACCTCAACCAGGTCACCACTGCGGAAGCCTGTTGTCGTCAGCGAAATAATATTTTTGTCTTGATTAAGCGCAGTAATATCAACCGCAACGGGCGTAGGTGCGGAACGGTTAAATACGACTTTGCCGAATGTGCCGAGGACTGCCATTACGTTGAGGAGATAGTTAGGTCACCAGTAAACGTAAATGCAACATTCGTACTCGTAACATCACCTACAGTCACGGTTGAACCAACACTGGTAATCAACACACTGCCTGAAATCGTCTTGCCTGTGGTCAGCGTCAGCGTTGCGGTGATGCTACCTTGCGAATCAGTATTGATTTTGGCGTAGACATCATCAAGCAAACTGTTTTCATACAGCAAAGTTGCGCTGCCTGTTGTACCACGCAACCCCGTCACATACGCCCTGCTTGATTCACCTAAGTTTGTGGTTTCTAGCGTATCGCGTGAAATATCTACGCTTGCATCACGAACCACAACCGTCGAGTTGAGCCCGGTGATCGCAAAGTTGCCTGTGGTGCTGGTAACTGCCATTTTGTACTCCTGTTAGCTCATTCTAAGCTCTGCCGTCAATTCAACAGTCACATTGGAACGACCTGGGGCAACGCTTTCAACTTGTGGCGACGACCCTTCGCTAAAAGACCACAGTAGCCCCGCACCTGTTGCACTGGCATTTAGCCAGCTTTCCAAGGTCGCATCCGCTCCAGCGAATATCTGCGTCGGCAGCGTCAAGCTATCGACTGAACCTTTTGCGCTGTTGTATGCGCTAAGAATTGCTGCTGTGTTGGTGTCGTTGACGTTGCCAAATGTCAGGCTGAGTTTTGCTTGGCTGGGCCTGCTGCCCCACAACCTACGAGTAATCACACCAGACTGTGACGCCTGTGTTTTGGTCGGCCATGTTGGCGCGACAAAGCTGCGTCTTGTTGGTGTGATGCTGGGGAACGTCGTTGCCATGACTAGGTGATGCTCCAGTTGCCAGCAGTATCGAAGCCATCAGCGACTTCTAAAACACCGCTGCTACTGACAGGCATGTGCATTGCTTCGATTGTAAACAACCCATCATCTCCTGACGTAATTCGTTCAATTTGATAAACACGCATTTGCGTTCCTGAAATTTTTACAGTAAACACCACGCCTGTGGGCGTTGCCGTTGTTCCGCTGTTGCTAACAGTGAGTGTTGCGTCAGCCGGTGGCGTTCCTTCCGTTCCATCCCATGCAACCACGCTATAGGTTCCATCCGCCAATGCTTTCGTGCTTACTAACGCACCTTCTGGTGTTACAGCGCCATTGTTGAACTGGTCATATTCTGTTTCGTCCATTGCAACCTTGATGTAATCACCGGGCGCAATATTGGACATCACTCCTTCATGTGTAGTCGAGAAATTTATGACATGTTGAGGTATGCGCCGCATACGGGTAATAAACTTTGCTGCATCGATTGCGTGCTCCCTGCTTGTGCAGTAAGAACTCATGTCAATCTGTTCGATTGGATCTGTGGCCGCTGCGCTCACTTCCCGCACCAGCACTTCACGAACCACCGGAAACGATCCGGGGCTAGTTGGATCCGTAGTAGTGCGCTCTTCGCGGTAACGGACGCTTACCTGGATAGGATCACGGTCTTCAGGGTCAAAATAGGAAAGCTTGAAACTGTTTTCAGCGATGTTGCCTGCCGTGAATAGCGCAGCAATTGGAACAGCGGTAAAAGATATTGCAGGGCGAAGAAAATACTTCCCGTTTGATTCACCGAATTGCAACAAATGCGTAGCGGCTAAATCTGCTGACCACTGTCTGACGTTGGCAGGTTCGGAAACAGCACCATCGTAAAAATACTTGCGGTCTTGACACCACTGCGCTGCAGCCGTGAACTCGGTGGTGTCAATCATGTAGTTCTTGACAAATGATCCCGCACCAAAACGGTCGTTCGTCATCAGGTCGTACAAAATGTCTGGAAAAAGATGCGTGGCACCCGTTCCACCCAAAAGCCTGGTGCATTCACGGCCTCCAGTGACATACGCAGAAAATTGACTGAACTGCTGGAACTCGGCTGATGACCGGATGTTGATGCCAGCCAGCGCAAGATTGTCGTATTGCGGCGCTGTATTGTTCGGCACAATTTCATTGATATAAACTACTTCGTGCTCCGGGCCGCTTGCGGCAGAACATGAAATCTCAGAATAAATAAACGCTTCGGCAAGCTTTGCGTAGTCATCGATATATGTATTTGTGTCTACTCTTGGTATACCCTTGTATACATGGAATCTACTGTCGCTACTGTCAGTAAACGTAGATCCGACAGCAAAGGTTGTAGTTGCCGCTAATGGTGCGCTAGCCACAAAAGTAAAGGCTGAATTAGAATTAATATTGCCGCTTGTTCTGGTTATTGTGCCGGTTACGCCAGCAAGAGTGCCACTGAAGGAGTTCCCCGTAAACAGCGGGAGATTTACATCGCCTTCCTCACTTGCAGTTATAGTCATTGAAATCGATGTTGCCGTTGTGTTGCCTAGCAAAATAGTAAAGGCCGTTGCAACGTTGGCTGAATGAGTGTGATCAGTTGTTTGAGACTTGTATCTGTACAAGTTACTTATACTGTCGTCTGCTGTTGCTTCTTTTATCCCAAAGGTAGCTATTGTCGAAGCTACGCTTTCTCCCTTAAAAGCAACTGTGCAGCCATTTTCGGTCACCGTTGTTAGCGTGTTTTTAGTGTCTAAAACATACAGCGTTGTTCCGGTGTTAAGGCCATTTCGCACCTCGAATCCTGTCAACGGTTCAAACTCAACTTGCCTGAGTTCGCTAGTCGTAAACTCAAACCTTAGAAAGCTAAATACTGCTTGCTGGGATTCGCTGCGGAATCCATAAGTGTTATTAAGGTAAGTCCAAGTAGACGCGCCATATTGTTTCCATCTGATACGGGCAAAAGAATAACGTTCAAACGGCGTAGTGACTGTGCCGCTTTGATGGAAGATATTTAAAATGTCTCCTGGGTCTTGTGTTGTAAATGCTTTGCAAAAATCATTGTCTATAGTTAGGTATTTTTTGGCTTCTTGAAAATTGCATAGCCCGTTTATTCGGGAGCCCATTACTGACTTGAACCCGACTTCAAATGCTTGGCACGGCCTAGATGTTAAAATACTTGCAGAAGCATACTTGAAAAGATGTCCCCCAGTAGTGCCAACCTCACGATTTGGTAAATCGTCAAGTGTTCCAGATTCTACAGAAACAGTATCGGTAAGATGGGTTTGCTTATGCTCTTTGACTTGGCCACTACGAACAACTTCAAACGTTGCTGTTATTGTTGTGCCGCCTGAAGGAATATCGTAGTCAGACACAAAAACATCGTCTGTGCGGCTGGTGCATACACCTAAGGCGCTCCCAATTTTGTACAGCTCACCAACAACAAGGCTGTCATCCCAACTTTTTTGCATTGATGCAACTGTTGATGCTATGTCTTTAGCTGTTGCGTCGTCATTGTCAGCGTTGGGTTCGTCATAGTTGTTAAAAAGCACACCACTATGCGATGCGGAAAATACCTTGTAGGTCAAGGTCGTCCCGACAGAGGCTGTCTTTGTCGCACTGTCTCCCGCTATGCTTTCGCTATTAAGACCGCTAAATGTAGTAAACGGAGCCCTAAGCTTATCCCGTTGGTTCATTTGCTGACTATCAGCCGGGCATCGAACTCTTACGTCCCCGTCATCATTTGCATTCTTTGACTGGCTGCGAACCCCTGGGCGCATTAACGGGTTTACTTTGTACATCAGATTGTTGCCAATCGGTGCATAGACGCCAAACGTTGTTTGGGTACTTGGCCGGTTGGACGAACAAAAATCTGTGCGGTCTGCTCCGTTCCAGTACACCTGAAATACATCTGAGCTGTTAGAGCTCCCGTCATCGTTAGCGTTTGACCTGCCCGCTACTCTGTCAGCCCCAGCAATTCGGCCTGTGTCTTTGCTGAGATAGAGCGTTACCCGTGAGGCTGCTTCAGTGGCAGCGTTGCTGTCAAAAATATAGCCCTGTAGCGTGCTGCTACCGATTGCAAAGTTATTTGGGTCAACACTGCTAATCGGGCCTTCACCGAGTAAAAATACACCGCGTATCATCTGGCCGCCGCCTAGGCTCAGAACTTGGTTCCAAATCATTGGCATGTTGATCCGAATGCCGCCGTAATCTGCGCCAGATATGGTTTCTTTGCGTGCGTAAACAATCGGAATAATGCTGCCTAGCGTTGCAATATCTTGCTGCGAATCAAAGCCATACCTCGGCGCAAACCGACTATTGCGGATGATTGTGCTGCCTTCCTCTTGACGTTGAGTTGGCTGGCCCCGGTCGCCTATTTTTGGTGCAGAGGGCTTTAACAGCAAAGAAATTGCAATTGAACCTACGGCAATTACAAGGTTGATAACTCCAATAATTGCTGCAATTTCCAATCCTGCAATTACAGCAGGTTGCGGCCCTTCCGCTGCACGTTTCCTTGCCTCAATATGGAAGTGCCTATACTGCGCCTCCGTAAGACCAAGGATTTCAGCTATATAACGATCAGATGGCAGCATTACTGAAACCTCCGGTATTCCATCTTTTTGCACCGTTCCACCGGAATCCATCGGACGCCTTTGCGCCTATTGACATGTAACAGACCTCCGTCCACAACAACGCCGATACCGATATGATCTGCAGCTCGGAACATTGTCACTGCGTATTCTTCCGGCTTATCCAAGTCTATTGTACTTTCTCGGTACAGCAGTGCTAAAGCTTCGTAGTCACCGCGTTCTGCCATACTCAACCACTCCGCATCCAATGCAGGGTGTGGAGCACCTGCAGCATCTAAAACGTGCCAGGTCACAATCAGGCAGTCAGCGCCTTGACCGTCATCAGGATCCGCTCGAAACTTATGGGGAAGGCCAATCCAACGATGCCACATCAGCCCACAACCAATGCACCGCTGGTTGGTAATGCGCCAACCAATGCTGTACTTAAAGTCCGCCGAGGCATTTGAGCTTTTACTGCATCAAGAGGTGATGTCAGACGCATGGTTACTGTTGTCAGATCCATTTCGTAAGAGGCGATGCGCCATGTTTCTGTTGAAATTAACGCCTCGTCTGCAAACGTCAGGGGGTCGAGGCTGACAGTCTTGATTTCCAGTATGTAACGGTTTTGCACCGCTTCTGCAAACAAATTTACAGAGATCGCATCCGTACCAGCGACCAAAGCAGCATTGGAGCGTTCACCGCCGCGAGCCCCGCCGCCAGATGAAACGGCAAACGGTGCAAAGCTATAGGTCACACCGCTATAGGTGCGAGTCTGATTCACGCTGAAATTTTGGTATGGCGTGCCGGTGTACGCATCAGCCTGAGTCTTAAAACGAACGTAGTTCACAAATGCGTATGCGCTCATCAGATGCCAACCTTGCTGCGAGTTCTAGGGCTATTCTGCAGCGTCGTCAGCGTCATTGCTCGGCCACGTTCGGCTGCCTGCGTCATCCCCTGCCGGTGCTGTTCTGCAGTTACATATTCAACGCCATTTATTACCTGTGACTCGAAACGAATGTTTAGCGGTTGAGATTGTGTCGTCATTTTGTTTAGCTGCTCGCGTGTGGCTGTGTTTTGCTGGCTGTTTAGCTGCTGACGGGTTTCGCTGTTAGATAGCACCGTGCCGCTGCTGGATGGAATCATCAGCTCTGGGCCGCGTTCGCCCACGATGTAGGGCGTGTTTGCATTTACTGGGCCGCCGTTTGCCATGAAACCACCGAAACTTCCGCCGCCAAAGTCTCCGAGTGAGTTGCCTGTAATGCTTGGTGCGTTGGGATTGAAACTGCTTCCCCCCGGCATTGAAACGCCCAGCGCCTTCATGATCGTGCCGTACAAGATCATCGCAATCTGCTGAGCAATAATCTTTGTGGCCATATCAAGGAAATGCTTGGCCACCGATTGCATCATTTCGGCCAATCCTTCCTGAGCTGATTTAGCTCCAGAAATAACGCCAACAAAAGCATTGCTAAATGCGTTTCCAATAGCGGTCGCCCCTGCTGCAACTTGATTTTCAAGCTTAATCAGCTCTTCAAATTGCTTTTGCATTTGGAAACCAGGATCAGCCTCAAGCCGGCGTTGCGCTGCCTCAGCTGCTGCTTTGTCTCTTTTCTCTTGATCGCTGGCTTGCTTTGCTGCTAAATCTCCCCTGGCTTTTTCTATGTCGAGAACTGCAATTTTGTTTGCTAATTCTTCAAGGCCAGCAATCTGGCTGATCTCCGCTGTTTCTGCAATCGTTGCTAGCGCATCTTGCCTGGCAAACTCAATCTGTAACTCTTTACGCGCTAAATCACTGTTTGCCTCCTTAAGTTCTATTTGTCTTGTGAATTGCTGGCTTAGTTTGGCCCCGGACTCCAGTTGCTGTTTTAATAGCTTTTCTGCTTGATCTGTTTGACTTTTGTTTTTTCCGCTACCGCCGCCGCTTTTAGCATTTTTCAGTACTGGTATTGAAACAGAAGGAGTTGAAAGCGTAGGCATTTCAGCCGGAGCATCCATAGCCCCCAACCGATTCTTCATCAATTCAAGCAATACAGTCTTGCGGTCTTGTCGTCTTAGTTTTGCCAATTCTGTTGACTCCTCTTGCAGCCCTTTAAGCCCTTTACCTTCTGGGCCTGTTCCTTTGAATAGCTCAGCCGCTCCTTGAACGTTTAGAGGCAATAATCCTCCTTTTATGTCTCGTCTAGCAGAAACTGCACCGGGGCTGGTAGCAGCAACAATTAAGCTATTAACTTGATTGAGAGTGTTTGCTGCTACCTGGCCAATAAACTCAATAGGCCCCTTTAAATTTACAATAAGCTCGGCAAGCCCCCGAAAAGATTCAGCAAGCTGAGGGACAATATCTTGAGTGAGAGCAACTTGAACTTCTTCTGTTGCGTTTTCAAAGTCTTTAATTGCTTGCGCTGGCCCCTTTAGTGCGTCTGCAAGCTGATCCGCGCCCTCTACTTCGATGCGCTTTAGAGCCCCAATAACAATATCAGCAGTAATCCCCCCTTCGGCTGCAAATTTTCTCAAGTTGCCTTGAGCTATTCCAGTCTGCTTGCTAATTGCCGTCAGAATGCCAGGCACTTGCTCGGAAATGCTATTAAATTCATCCCCGCGCAACGCTCCAGAGCCTAATGCTTGAGCCAGTTGCGTAAAAGCGTTTGAGGCTTCCTCAGCAGTGGACCCGCTAATCCTTGCAGCCGTATTAAAACCGTTGTAGGTGCTAACAATGTCTTTTAAGGTAACGCCAACCGGCCTCAATCTTGCGTAAACCTGTGCAATTGCTTTGTTGGCTGTTGTTTGACTAACTCCAAAACGCTGAGAGGCTTGAGTCGCCGCATTAGAAAGAGCTGCAACTTCTCCATATCCCTTTGCTAGAGACTGGAGACGTCTTTCGGATTCAATCCTTTGGATGCCTGCCCTGACCGCCGACTGTGCAGCGGCAAGCGTTCCATACGCTGCGGCAACTTTTAATAGATTTCCCGCTAAAGACTTAAAACTGCCGCTAGCTTGCTGAGCGCCTTTCCCTGCACCAATGAAACGTCCTTTCGCGGCTCTCAGTCGACCATTTACGTCACGGACGCCTTCTTCTACTTTCTTTGTTTCCTTGGCAACCCGCTTCAGTGGGTTGACTGCATTAGCTGCATCAACAATCAGCTGAACATTCGCTTGTGCCATATCCGCCCAGCTACTGCCCCAATTCTACCGCCGTCTTGCCTTGGCGCGATCCATTGCCTTTTTCTCCTCTTCGCCCTTCAACTGATAGTACGCAGCAAAATGAACAAGCTCCGCATCAGATAACTCTGTGCGAAGCTTGCTCACCGTCATGCCAAGCTCGCAGGCCAGAAAAAACTCAAAGTTGAGCCAACTGTCCTGCTTTAGTCGTTTTTTGCTTCCTCAAGCTCCGCTTCTTCTCCAACGCCAAACAAGAAAAGCTCAAGATCGTTCAGGACAGTCTCGGGCAATTCACGTTGCAGCTTGGCGGCATCAGCGGCAGCGAAAGCCTTGACGCCATCTTTTAGCTCTGCTTTTTGACACAACATCTGTGTGCTGATGTCTAAAGCCTCTTCGCTGTTGGCAACAGATTGAGCGCGTTTACGGTCAGCCCTTGTAATTGGCTTGAAATACAAGTCAAGGATAGGCTCACCGTCGGCATTGTTGACAACAAACTTACGCCTTTGACTAAGGTCAAAAGCGCCAGTAAGCAGATCAACAGTGCGCTGATTTGAAGCGGCCATAAATTAGATCAAGAAACAGTGGTGAGAGCTATTGCGCCTTTAGTTTCAAAGTTAAAGGTCACGACTTGCAGCTCGCCAACGCTAGCACTGAACTCGGACGTTGTAATCAGCAGGTCAAACGCAAGCTTTTCACTTGTGGCCGCTTGGCTTCCTGCGTCGTAGGTGTAAAGCTCCGCGCCAGCAACAGTTGATTCAGTCGCTGGAGTTGTCAAGATTTCACGGATCAGATCGCCTTTGCCATCACCCGCCGCAGTCTTCTCGTAAAAGACTTCAATGCTGCCGCTGCCGCCAATCAGGCCACCAACTCGATCGCGGAAGGTGTCTCCCATTTTTGTGACTTCAA